CCACCTGTGCCAATAACAACTCCACCACCTGGAAGTGGCCCGCCACCTGTGCCAATAACAACTCCACCTGGGACTGTCCCTCCACCTGTGCCAATAACACCACCACCTGGAAATGTCCCTCCACCTGGTGTCCCTACACCTGGGTTACTAATAACACCACCACCACCTACGGGCGGACCTCCTGGGGTACCTGGGTTTGGTGGTCCTGGGTTTGGTGGCCCTATGTTTGGACCGCTAGGGGCAGTACTCTGAGCAAGAGCAAGTATTATGGTATTACCTATTATTGTAGATAAAGTAGTATTTCCAGCACTACTGGCAAGTTGTTGTGCTTGTTGAAGTTGCCCAATAGTTGCATTATCTAATGTATCTACAATATTTAAGTCCGGATTCGTTGCCATAATTTCCTATCTTAATAATCTAATTTGACTTTAATTACTAACTCTCTATCAAAAGACTTGCGTACAGGTTTACTTAATTTTGCAACAGCCACTAACTGTTGGTCATCATCATATAAACCAACGGATGTCACATACGATTGTGGATTTAATTTCATCGAATCATACTTTAACTTTGCAGAACTTCCAGAGTAGAAACTTGGATTATTAGAGTAGTTATACTCACCATTAAATAATCTAACAAAATAATATGTTGATGAAATTGCCTCACTTGTTCTGCCCTGAAACGCGTAGGATGCGGTATTAAATGACATAGCACCACTGATAGAGGTAAACAATCTTAATGCGTTTGTTTCTCCACTTGCAGTAGCAGGTGTACGTTTTGTATTGAACGATGCACTTGCATCTAATGCCTTACCATTAAGTACAATTATACCATTATCGGGATAAAAAAGTCCCCATGATGTTGAATTTGATGTATAAATTCCATTTGTTATGGAACCACTACGAACGTTAAAAACTCTTCCACCTTGTTGTGCAAATTCAGTTGTAGATGTTGTTGAGTCATCAATCAATGTTATAACATCTGCATTTGTTGAGATTGAAGCATTACCATTGGCATTTAATTTACCAATGGATAATTGCCAATTTTTTGTATCCAATTTATCTTTAAAACGAGCACGATTTACATTTATAATATAAACATACTCTGATGTTTCGTCATTTTCAAATGTAAACGCGGTTAGATTTGTGGGTAATAGTAATTGACGATATTGAGTATAGACTGCCTTTGTTGGAAAATCATATAGATTTTGATTAGTAGAACCGGTTGCCGAACCACTACCTACTAAATCACCATACGCAACACTAAATTGTGCCGCGGCGTTTTGCATACTGGATTGACTATTGAAAACTTCGTAGTAATATCTCTTTTGGTTTGCAGATTGTGCAGAACTTGTAAAAACACTATATAACGAAGCCTGACTGTCTGACCACAATGGTGCTGTAACTATCTCTTTTTGATTTGGGGATATGTCCGTGCCATCTATAAATGGTTTGAATGTTGGTGTAAACTCTGCCATAATATTAATACTCAAGTTTTACAGTAATTGATAATTCACCAGTATACGATTTTTGAAGTGGTTGGCTTACCTTAGCAACTGCCAACAATTCTTTTTGATCGTTATACAAACCAATTGATGTAATATATGATGTTGGTTCGTACTGAAAGGGTGTGATTGCTAGCTTACCGTACTCGGCCGGGGTTGTTAACGGTGATATATATGTTGGATTGTTTGAATAATTAAAGTCCCTATTAAAAACACGTATAAAATAGAAATCTTGTTCCTTAATATCCACCGCTCTTGCAGTAAATCCTGAATTATTGATTAGGGCAGATCCACTAATGGATTTAAATAATTTCATTGCATTATCGCCGGCAATATTACTACCTGTTACGGTATTAAAACTTGCCGATGTATTTAACATCTGTGCGTCAATGATTATAGTTCCTAAATCTGGATAAACAAGACCATAATACGTTGGACTTGTTGAGTTGTAAATTCCGCCATCAATAGTTCCACTAACTAGAGCTCTTATATTTGATGGTATTCCACCAAATCCAAGCGTATCTGTTGCATCAGAAGTATCATCTATGAGACTAATTACGGAGTTAGATGAGGAGACTGATACATTACTACCAGTGTAAAAAGAATTTGCATGAGAGCCACCATTTAATGTTGCTATTGAAATTTCAAAATTACCGGGATCTAATTTATCACCAACTTTATCTCTATCAAAGTTTATCACATAAAAATTATTAATTTTGGTAGAAGAAGTATCTCTGTGTGTAAATGTTGTTTCATTTGGATCTAAACAAAGTAGTCTGTATTGTGAATAAATTGCACGAGACGGTGTATCACTTGACTCGCCGCCTGAATTTACAGATCCTGAACCACTTATGTGACCATAAGCAACAGAAAATACAGCCTGATTATCACATGCCGATGATGCAGATAACCATACTTGATAGTAGTACGCTTTTGATGACGAATTCTGTGTTGAACTTGTAAAAAAGGTAAGGAGTTCACCCGTATTATCTGACCATAATCCACGAGTAAAGATAATTTTTTCAGTTAAATCGGTTGCCCGACCTACGGGTTTATGTACATTTGCGAAATCTATAGTAGCCATATCTATCCTTTTACAATTGTGTTGATATTGTAATTGGTATTATTACTCGACCACCAGTATCATTACCACTTATAATAAGTTTTGTTGTTTTATCTTGACTAGTTGTATTTGACTTATAAACCAATTTTATAATTCCCTCTGCCATAATCTGTTGAGTTACAGATGTTGCTATCTGACTGAATGAAGTTGTTGTTGCTGTTCCTTCGAATGTCACAAAGGTTGAATCCAAAATAGTTGCAGTGTAGCTTTTATTCAAATCACTACGCTGTGTTATTACCTGTCCATCACTTAAACTTGTTGCAATAGTAACATTAGAAGCGTTGTTTGCTGCACTTAATGTTACCGCGGCAACATTTGCAGATATTATCGGTAAATAAAGTTGACCCTTTGGAAGTGTAATCAATTTATATTTCATGACTTGTGTTTCATCTGGAACTGCCTCTGTTACGGGCATACTTTCAATAGCAACACCGTAATAGTTTTTTCCAAGTGGGTGTGCCGGATTCCACAAATCATAATCCACTTCATCATCTGCCAAGGCAAATTGTGTGATTTGAAATCTATTTCTGCCTTGTGCCAAAAGTTCTCTTCCTTTTTTAGTAAGGATAGCATCTACTGTAATCGAGGTATTGTCTAAATAACCCATTTTTATTACTCCTAATGAAAATTATTGTTTACTATTATAAATATACGTTCTAAAAATTTCTACGAAGAAGTTGAAGAAAATCTTTGATCCGTTCTTATTTCATTCGCATCAACAATGTATAATTCAACAACTGCCTTACCATCTGGTGTATTTGTTGTGTCTACTCCAATATCTGGTCCTGTAACTTTTACTCCCTCAAATCTATGATTACGAATTGATTGTGGTAAATTGTGAGGATTTAAATAACTTGACGTTACTAAAGAATATCCTGTATAATTACCATTTGTCAAATTTAAGTCATTTGAATATACAAACTCATAAGCACTATAATAATTATCTTGTGGATATGATTGTATTTGTTCAAAAAATGCAGTAGCCGTCAATGAGTCGTTAGATATACCGACCCAACCAACTCCATACCCATCATTTGTTGAGGATGAACTCTTTGAAACAAATGTGCGTGAATAGTTAATCGTAAAATTACTATCTAATGTGGCATAATCAAATAAATCATTATTTTCACCAATCACTTGTGTAGTTCCTAAACCATACAACGTACTTGTTATCGGTGTATAATCTACATTAACAGAACCAGTATTTGCGTTCAATACAGAAGAATATTTTTTGTATTGTAAAATTGGTTTTGGTCTATGTGATTGTGATGAAGATACGTTGGCTATGAATTGATTTTTTTCCATAATTGGTAATGGTGGCATATCAACATCACTGGCGTATTCTTCTATTCTACTTGCATCAATTTCATTTACAATATCATGTTCACCCGATATATTTTCCACCATACTTCCTTCGTCGTCTTCGAAGCCTATTTTAATTACTGAGGCGTATGTGTTTACATTACCAATTGGAGTTACAGATGAAGATAATTCTGTTGTATCTTTTACAACCTTTTCGGGAGACTCCGCCGAGAAATTTTTCATTACTCGAACTTTTGAACGTTCGAGAATATTGGGTTCAACAACAATACCTAAAATTTCATTTACACGAGCAGGTAACGTTTGACGAATTTGATCAAATACACTAAAATCAAATTGTGATATTAATCGGATATAGGCAGTAAAATCATTTTTGTTTGTATATTTCTGCCAATATTCTCGAGCAAACCATTTTAATCTTGGGTATTCATCTGCATTTATATTTGAATACTCACCAAAATAGTCATCTATTTCTGTGTTGCCAATCGCTTCGTATATATCTTCATTAATTACATTCTGTGGTGAGAATGCAACCACAAGTTTATTGGAATCAATTGAAAATTTATCAAATGCAGAAACTTCAACTGAACGATTCATTTCCAATCCACTTAGTAGAGAACCAGAATCAATACGTACCTTTTCTGTAAAAGGAGTATTATTACCAACAGTTGCAACTTCCATGTTGTAAGTTTCAACTATTGATTCAAAGGCACCCAAATTAAAGTTATTTATAAATGCAGTCTTTGAAGAACTCTGAAAAGAAGACTTTGTTTGATTTGGATGACTACTTGCAAGACTTGTAGTTACAGCAACATCAAACGGTTGCCAAAATTTCCATTGAGCTTGTAAGTCATAGAAAGAGGAAGTATCAGTATTTCCATTATATGCGCGCGGCGCTAATACATGATTATTAAATGCAGTTTCACTTAATTTTTCTGACCAATATCTTAATTCAAAAATTGATCCTGATAATATTTTATCTGTTTGAGAATTTGAACCTGATCCAATAAATAGTTGACCATCGGAAGCCCACGCACGATTATAACTACCACTTGTACTACCTGAAATAAAAATACTTGCAGATCTTTCTACCGCTATCTTTCCATACTTTGCAGTTTTTAAAAAGAGATCGTATTGTTGATTTGACCCGGTCGTGTCATACGAACCAGTTCTACGAATCATGATATTAAGTGGTACATCATCATAAAGATATTCATCGTAAAATGAGGCAGATCTATATGTTGTGCCGTCGCCGATATAAAAAGTGACACTTCCCTTTTCTACATCAGTGCCATTCTTATTTACAGTAACGAACCAGTCAACACGAGAACCGGAATTTTTTTGTAAAAGTGTTTGGTGTGGATCTAATGTATAGGAATACAAATCATTTGGTTCCATTTTCCAACGGAAAGTGATTGTTTCTGGATATTTGAATACACCCTGACTATTATTTGTCTTTTCCCACGGAACTCTAACATGATGTTGACGTGTTGGAGTTGGATAACTTCCTGAAAAATTCAGATAGTATGTGTGTTTTTCCCATTCCGCTCTTGGAATTAATCCCAAATCGGCATTATCTGGTCCACCAAATTCACGTATCGTTAGAAGAGTTTGTGGAATACCATAGGCGGCAAGAAGTGCCTTTATACCACGTGCGGTTCCTTTTGACTTATAGATATACGGAAGATTATTGTAAATACGTCTCCAAACTTCCTTTGTTCTCTCTTCTTCTGATTTGGCAAGATATTTGTTTGTTGTTGTTTTACCAGTCCAAATTGGGTCACCACTTCCACTTACGCCGAGTGCATATTCCCAAAGATCTTTTGCCTGTGTTCCGTGTGAAAGTGTCCATCCAAGATTTCGTGTTGCCTCATAAATAAGGTCTTGTGATAAACCATCTTTTGGGTGTTCTTCACGTAAATTCTTTTTGAGAATGTGATCGGTGTAAAGATACATGATATCAAAGTGTTGACCTATCATGTTTACAAACGTCACAAATTGTTCATTCTCATTGTCATCACGTAAGTATTCAGGTATTAACTTGTCTAATGAGTTATAATTTGAAAGATCATAACTACTTGCACTCACAATTAATCCATCGTACCAATCTGCAACAGCAGATGATGTTGTTGGGTATAAATTAAATTTTCCTTCTTTTGTTGCAATATCATAACTACTTGCAGTTAAATTCAATTCAATCTTTGGATATGGAGTTACTGTTGAACCTGTCTGAAACGTGTATAGATTACTACCAGTTGTTTCATAATAAACCCATTTTTCAAAATTATCAAATCCCGAAATAACTTTATCTTTAAGTCCTTGAATTTTTATTTTGTTTGCAGAAACAGATCCTGTATATGTATCTAATAAATTAAGTTGATCATTGTAATGTTCTACCAAACCAACTTTATAAAAAAGGTTGTCAACTCTTTCTGTTGCAGAGGAATAGAATATAAAGTTGTTAAATTCACGAAAATCAACGTTAAGTGTTACAGGTAAACTGCTTCCCGATATGTACCTATTAATTATTTCTTGTGAAGTCTGTACGTTTGCTGATAAAATATCATTCCATGATTTATAGTTCGTTTCTGATGTTGTCCAATAGTCGTAATCTACTTCAAAATTTGGTCCACCGATATATTCCGTGTCTCTTTTTATTTCTTCAGGAATAACTCTAACCGTATCTATCCACGGCTTCATTACTTGTGTAGCAATCCAACAAGTAAATCGTTCTTCTATATCGGCAGGAAGTTGTTGGTATAATTTTACATATAAATAAGATGGGTCTCCATCTGATGTAATATTTACCACGTTAACTATTTTATTTTCACCAAAATTAACAATAACCGGTTGTAAATATTTAGACGGTGTGAGGTATGATAATACAAATTCACTTATTTCTTTTTTACCATCACTGTCCGATTGTGTGGTTAGTTTTAACTTTAATTCTGTCCTATCGGAAGATATACTATCCACAAAAAGACGTTGATTTTCTATATTGCCTATAAAATTGGTATGGAAATTATAAACTATTCGATATGAATCAGGAGTAAGATTTAATCCTTTTTTACCTAAATCCCGATGTAAATCTAATGATAGTATTTTTCTAGATGCATTTGTTGAATTCTCTACTAGATAGGTATTTACATTGTACAATGAACTAATGTACGCCGTATTCGGTAAGAATGCATGGAGTTCAACACTATTTTGACCTTGACCCAATTGTGTAAGCATTTCAAATTTTGGAACAATAATTTTTTTGTCTTGTTCCAAATCTATACGCGTTCCTCGAATTGACTTATTCGTGGATAAAATTTCTTCTATATTTATATACTCAAAATTTGCCATGATTTATTATACCTTCTTTTTCAATTCTTCTATTTCGGTTTTGAGTTTATCCAATTCTGCCAATTTATTCTTCAAGTCTTGTATTTCAGAATCTTGTGCTTTATTAGCTGCATTTGCAGAAGATATTACTGTTTGAGATAATGTATCTAATGTACTTGTAACTTGGCTTATTTGATCTGATACATTTTTTTGGATATTATCGAGTTTTGTATCAACCTGATCTTGTAAATTTGCATTTGCTTCTTCCAATGTCTGTATTGTTCCACTCTTACCTGCACTTTCTATTGCCAACGCAGTTAACGATTCATCTATTCTTACCTCGGCATCTATTTGACTCTGTATTATATCATTTTTAATACTCACAGCTTCTTCCAAAGATGTAATTTTTGCGTTAAGAGCAGTGGTTGAATTGCCGTCTTCGTTTATTAAATTACTTAAATTACTTAAAAAGTCTTGTGTAGCCTCATCATTACCAGATATAATATCTGTTGATGTGGCCTCGGCTGCCTTTCTTAAAACATTTGATTCGGCTGAGACTGCATCGGGAAGTGATTTAAAATTTGTAGACACAATATATCTAAAATCCGATGTGAGGAATCGTTCATCCAATATTGGTATACGAATTCTTCCTTTATTTTTAAAGATATTTTTAAATGACTCTATTCTGTCATTTGAATCTCTGACCAAATCTGAAGTTTCATCATAGTATTCTTTTGAACTTTCTTTGATTAGTTTATCAAGTATAGTTCGTAGTTCTTCTGACGGTAAAGTTCCGTTTTCACTTCCTGTAAGAATTTTTCTAATAACAAAATTAAAGAATGGGTCTACCGGGTCTTGTGTTATACCATTCAATACATTGGACACATTTTCAACTGTTCCACCCTTTTCCTGAATTTCTTTCAGTCTTTTATTTAGACGTACTTGATCCTCTAAAAATTTACGCACATTTATGTAATCAACAGATCCACGAAATGATTTAAATCTTTCAAGTAATAATATTTTTTCTGTTTTAGTATCTACGGTGTCTTTTAATAAGGCAATACTTTCATTTGCAAAGAAATCTCTAAAATCAGATGGTGATTCCAATTTTACATTTGCATATGTATCGAGTAATGTTCTAGCCTGTGTTTCCTGAACGTTATCTAAATACAAAAACTCCGCAAGAGTAATCATCTTGTAACCTTGAAGTAGTAGTTATTATCAAATATCTGAACGTTATCTCCACCATTAGTTTCTGTTTTTATAACCACTCGATAAAATCTTTCAGGTTGAAACGAATCCATCCAAAGATTAAAATAACTACTAGTACCATCACAACTTATTTTGGAACCTGTAGTATTGAATGGTAAAATTATTTCATCCGTATGGGCATCACGTATTTCATAGTAGGATGCTGATGGTAAGAAATAATTTTTGGTGTAATAAGATTGTGTGGTGTATTGTTTTTGTGGATATCTTTGATTAGCATAAATTTTTATTTTTGCTTTTTCACTTTCAGAATAATATTTTTTTAATTTTACATTCAAAACAAGTTGTTCATCATCAACCGCCGTTAAACTACCTGTAATGAATGTGGAATCATTCCAAACTACATGAAGTCTAGGGACATATATTGTATTACTATCTGTACTAAAAAATTTTAGGCTTGTTAATGTTTCGTATGATGATTCTATGTCATTATCAAACTTTAAAATAAAGCCCTCGTTATCAAATGCACCAGAACCAGTTATCCATTTTTTTACAATACTTGTTACATCCATATAGAGGTCAGATGTTTCAAAAGAAAATGACTGTGTACATTCCACATTATCAAAATCCCACCAAGTGCCACCACCTTCGTTTGTAAAATACGAAGATGTAACCTCGGCTGTTAAAGAACCAAATATTAAATTTGCATTTACCCACGTGTCTGTTATCGAGTCCCATTCAAAACTAGTTACTGTTGGGGGTATATTCCATTCTCTTCCATTAAGTTTTGAAAGATTATATTTCCAAGAAACACCATCCGTTGTAATAGGTGTATTAAAATATTTACCAGTTCCATTCCTCCATGAAGAACTAACTGGGTATGCATATACTGTGTATTCTTGTGGTATTTCAGTCACCTCGGCCGATCTCAACTGCAAATAATATTTTGCATTTGAGGATATTTTACCGGTATTTACTTTGCTTTCTATATCTGATAAATCAAACTTTAAAAGTACACGACTATTATATCGTGAAGAAGTACCAACTGTAACATGAGACAGTTCAAGAATTTGATCAGTTCCTGTATTTAACGATTCTGTTTTTTCATATATCGTTGAATCAAGTTGGGAGTAAATGCTATATATCATCCGAAAGCCCTCACTCTACCAATTATGTCATTATCATAATACTTTATTTCAAAAACAGATGGGTCGAGAGATGGGAATATTATCCCATCTTTTGTTGCCTGTGTTATATCGTATGCATGTTTTGAATATCCAATAGTTACATCATGTAAATTGGTAATCTTTACATCAACCACGGTTTGAACACCGTCTACCTTGTCTAATTCTGTAAAAATATTACTTATAACAATTGGTTGGTTTATTTGCCATTTCTTTATATCAAAGTATTCTTTTAATCTGTCAATACATCGAAGGATAACTTGGTTACCATTTTGATCAGGCATTGTTATAATATCAAACTCTACACCTATATTTATAATATAGGCATCTTTAATATTTATAGCATCTGTTAACATACGATGATAGTTCAAGTATGTTTTTAAATTTTCTTTTGTTGCATCATTTATAGTAGTTAACTTAGCATTACCGTCAAATCCTAGCACATAAAAGTTTAATGCTAAATCATTTTGTATTCTATCACTATTAAATACAGAATCACTCGTAAGTTGAGTATCTTTTGTTATGTATGCCTTTGCAATAGAACCATATTTTTGTGGTAAACTATATGCACGAATAATGTAATCTTCTTTTGTTACAGCACGATTTTGTGAAGCAAAATAAGCAAGAGCGTTCTGACGAATTTCATTTATATCTTCTTGTGTTTTTCCTCCAGTTGCCGGTTCTGGATTTGTGACGGCCAAACTACCAATACATTGATTGTATGTTACTGTATCCAATCCTGTTTCATCAATTAAAAGTGTTTTTGTCACTATTCTTGTTACAGTTTCACTTGGTATATTGTCTTTTATTCCACCACCCAATGTGTAATATATGGTTATGTCCGTATTATTTGGTGCCAAACCGTATGTTTTTGTATACAAGAAATTTGATGGATCAATATCAGTTGAAGTTGAAGTTTCAATACCCGATAAAGAGTTACCAACTAAATCGGGATTTGGTATAAGGAGCTCATCATCCAAATCAGAAACTCCGGCACCAAATTGTATCTCAAATACATCATCACCTGTTTGTCTTGTTATAAATCTTCTTGAAACTTTACGTAGTTTTAAAAGATACGGTGTTTCTGTTCTATGGGAACTTAATTGTCTGTCATTTCTTGATATGTTTGGTGTTGGTTCAAAGATAGTATCTTGTGCGAGATAGGGAAGATGATACCATTTATTACCGTCAGAATCTATACCATAAAGTATCTCAATCAAATTTGGTACAGTTTGTAGATTTACTTTATCATATGGTTTTGGATCTGTAAATGTAAACGTTTGACTTTCTATCTTACCAGAAATTGCATTTGTTTGTTTCCGTAATAGCCAAAATTCAACTTCTCCTGTGATGTCATTTATTTCATATGGTGTAACTTCTGTTGGATCTAAAGAACTACTGAATTTAAAATCTAAATAATTTATGGTTCTAAATTCCGTTGTTATATTATTGACATCTGCACCAATTATCATTCCCGGTTCTATCGCAAATGCATATACATAATCGGGAACCAATTCTACACCTACAGCTTTTGACGGGACAATTTGAAATACATCTAATTTAACACTTGATGCTATGCTATTTTTGGGTTTGTAACCAAGAGATTGTGCAATATTTAATATGTTCTGTCTTTCTGACGATTGTAATATTAAGGATTCCTGTAATGTTACATCTGTATAATACGAAAGTACATCACCGACGTATGCCGCCATCTCCAAAAACATCATACCCGGAGATGTTTCATTAAAATCCTGGTATGTGTTTGGAAAATAATTTTTTGCAAAATCAATAAGATTTTGTTTAAGAGACCCAAAATCTCTTGATAAATAACGTATATCTTTTTTTACTAAATCAGCCATTATAAACTGCCTCTTCAATTGTCAAATTACCCGTATCTGATATAAATATCTGAATAGGTAAATATATGTTTGTACTTGTGACAGATACTAATAGTTTTATTCCCACGGCATGATATGAATTATCTACTCTACCATCCTCTGACATATTTATATTAACATCTATTTCTTGAATTATAACATATGGCATCCACGTACCAATTGCATCAGAAATCTCATTTTTTAGTTGTGTTTCAAATTCTTCTTCACTACTGATGTTCTCGAACAATATAAGTCTTATATTTGTACCAAATTCAGGTAACATATATCGTTCACCACGGGCAGTTAGTAGTAAATTTTTTAAATTAGAAAAAACTTGTACACGGTTTGTATAACTTTGAGTAAATATTCCATGTGGATTATTAAATGGTATAGTTACCCCAATAGGTTTGGCAAACCTCATATCAACTGCCTGTTCAGTTGGTCGTATTATTGTTTTTCTTCTGAAGCTCACTAATTATCTCCCTGTTTTTTCGTTTATTTTAGCCATTAGCGCCGAATAATCACGAGTTAAAGCTTGTGCAACTTCCGGTGCAATATCTGAAGAATTTATACCAGATGGAATTGCACCATGTGGTTGAGAAAATGCGTTCAAATCATTTGTAGAAAATTTATATTCTGTAGTTTCATCAGAATCGTATCGCATACTATTTTCCATAGAACGTCGTGTTTCTTCTAATAGAGACTGAATACTTGTATTTGCAGTTTTTGGTGTTTGTAGTTTTTTCTTTGGTACCTGTTGTACCTCTTTTACAAGATTCATACCATGTGATAAAACTTCTCGATCATCTTTACGACGATTCTCGTTAAGTTTCTTGTCAAGTGCATATTCAATTTCTTCACGGATAATTGAACGAATTTGTTTTAAAAATTTT